AGCCATGGGAACCAAGAAAGGTGCGTTGTTGGCAGATTGGATGACTTCAAAGACCTCTGGGTTGGGGCTTGAGTCTGAGTCTCGTTTTTGCATAAAGTCGTCAAAGACCACAATTGATTGTCCGTTGTATCCGGCCCAAAATTCTGAAGCAACATTGCGAGTGTAGATGTGATTTGCAAGTGCTGGGTAAGTCTCGAAATCGAGCTCACCTTTCATGACTTCAAGAGCCAAGAAATGGGTGATGGCGGATTTACCGACACCACTCTCTCCGAACATGTGGATGACAACGGGTTCAATACGTGAACCTGATACTTTGAAAGCGCTCTTTTGAACTTCCGATCTCCATTTGAGGATGTCGTTCTGATATTGACGAACGACGGGAGCGAAAGTTCCCCTGATCTTCATGCGGTCTGCGAGGTCGAATAATCTCATGAGTTCTCGATACATGGATTCGACTTCTTCGCAAACGGGTTGTGATGATAAAATGTGCTTGTGCTTTTCCTGTGCGTTGAATAAATTCACGCGTTTGACTAGAAGTTCGAAATCTGTCATTTGTGACAGACATTCGTCGAGTCCAGGAGCGTTCCCGTAGGCTGCTTCGTAAACCATGGGGTAAAGTTCTTTCCAAGCTTCACCGAAGATGCGGTGAAAAGCTCCAATTCCGGCAAGAGTAAAGCCCAAGCTAGCGGCTCTCTTGCAAATTCCTACACCATTTGATGCGGAGATGTTGGTGGCACCCAATGCGACGATCAGAAGAGCTGATACGGCACTAGGAACCCATGACATGGCAGATTGGCGTGTGACTTTAGCGGAGTCGTACAAAGATGAAAAGTCGATGATGAGTTTGGGCGCGATCTGTGCGAAAATAGCGACTAACGTGGCGCATGCTACCATTTTGGATGGCGACATGAACAAAACTGAGAGTGAAGCTAGAAGTCCGGTCATGGAACAAATTGATTCAACCATCATTTGAAGAGCGCTCTTTTGCAAAGAGTTTCCAAATTCTGGTAGTGCGGAAAGAATTGTCTGCAATTGGTCGTTGGTGAACATATTGCAGTTGAAAAGTGTGAATGCTTGACCTCGCACTTCGATGGAACGAAGTTTGGTGAGGTAGTCGGCGGTGAAAGAATCGTCTTTTGAGTAGATGATGGTGAAGCGATTTTGGTTGAAGAAATAGCTGCGTTCGGTCAAATGGGTCGTCTTGTTGAAAACTGGAACTCGGGAAATCTTGCAGAGGGTAGCAAGGCGTCCAGAGAACAAGTGTTGGCGAAGCATATGACGTTTGGAATCGTCTTGTGCGCGGGCGATTTTTGCAACGAAAACTTTGCGTCCTTTGATTGTTACGTCAAAAGGGTGTTTAAGCATTTCGTGGCGTTCAAGTTTTTCGTAATCGGCGGTGTTGAAGTTGCAGCTGGTCGTGATGGAATTTGAACGATTGATTTTGTTGATGCATCTCGCTTGAAAATTGAGATACATGTGCCAAGAAGCTTTGGCAATGACACTGGTGTTGTGTGTCAAAAAGAAGTTGATGGACGCGCGTCGGGTGGTGAATGTGTGAGATTCGAACCAGCGAGGTACGTTGGACACAACGAAAGAATCAAGAGTGTCTTCGAATGTGACCAAAAGGTCGGAGAAATATAAAACCTCGGTAGTTGTGGCGGATTTATGTTCCATTTTGAATTTTTGGTTAAATTTGATTTGTTCTGAGAAATTCTGTTTTGGTTTGTTTGTATAATTTGTGAAAATTTGGAATGCTTTAAATTGAAATCTTAATGGTGTAATCATGAATTGGAATTTAAATTTTTGTAGAGACAGTATCAAGGATTATTTGGTCAGAACCATTCTGCTGAGTCAGAGATGGGGGGTATAACAAAGTACTGGTTTTAACGCGACCCGTAAGACAATTACAAACACAACGTCAAGCGTTGCATGGGTGCGTACCTTTTCCGGAAGAGCCTCCAAGCGGAGACTACAATGAGCCCGGTGTACGAGGACCGATTTACCTAAGTGTCATTAAATATAATCTTTACTAATAATACTAGTGGCGCGGTTCATTACTTGTACCAAGGTCTTCGGCTATTACTCCTACTACCCTGCTGAATACCCCTCGGGGTAAATACGCATAATGAGGCGTGGATCCACTTTCTTGTTTTGAAACCATATTTAAATCTAGAAGAAAGAAAGGACAGTTGTTTTTATAGAGAATTTTTCATTTTATAAAGTACCGCAGAGAGGTATCGTGACTCGTTCATGCCGATCGAAAAGATCGTATGAACTTCATAAAAGAAGAATGTAATAAGAATTATTGGAAAGTGGAAATTAAAAGAGGATAAGTCATTTCGGCCAGGAAGGCTATGCTACACTCTCAACGCAGATAGTGCATGGGCCGTAAAAGGCATTGGCACGTCGTTCGCATATGTAGCGGATGTTTACCGGTCAAATCTAGATATATACCTTAAAGCTTAGAATTGAGATATATACCCTCGTAAGAGGTCCATAAACATGGAGAGGCTTCGACAAGCAAAGACTAGATGACTTAAAATTAA